AGAAGAAGGAGGTGGCACTTGCTGACGCAATCGCCGCTGCCGCCAATGGAATCAAAGACCTGCATGAGCAGGACGAGGAGGGGAATGTGGTCGACAAGTCCGCTGAAGAGGCGCAAGCCGCTGACGAGGACAAGGACGCAGCCATCAAGCGAATCATCGCCGAAATGGTTTCCAAGGGCATGAAGCCTGAGGATGCCGAAGGCTTTGCCGATGCGCTCAAGGGGCTCGCCTATGCCGAAGCCGAGGCCGAAGATGAGGACATCAACATCGGTGAAGAGGTCGAAAAGCCTGCCGAAGATGAGGACGAGTGCGCTCAGCTCATCCAGGACGGCCTGAAGGCCTGCGGCTACGACGAGGAGCCAGAAGAGTTCCAGAAGGCGTTTGCCGAGGGTGTGCGCTATGGCGAACGAAAGGAAAAGACCGAGCCTGAAAAGCTCGATCGTGAGCATGAATCCGAAGGCGAAGAACGCGCACTGGGGCAGGACGCCGCGCTTAAGCGTGTCGAACGCCGCATCGCTCGACGCTTTACGGCAATGGATGAGTGCGCTCAGACGCTCGGTCGCGTCCGCTTCAATGCCTACGACTCTGCCGAAAGCGTCTATTTGGCCGCGCTGGAGCAGGAGGGTGTGAGCATCAAGGGCGTTCGTCCCGAAGCCGCCCGCACCGCTTATCTCGCCTTCATGGCCGGCAAGAAGGTCTCTGCCAAGCGCTCGCTCGCTCAGGACGCCCAGCTCAAGACGGGCAAGGCCGACTCCATTCTCTCCACTAAGCTTTCTCAAATCAAGAAGGGGTATTAATCATGGGTTTTCAGGCAGTTGTTAAGACTGATCCTGCCGTCGGCATTGCCGGTCAGGAAGTGAATCCGAAGCAGGCCGTTTACACGGCCTTCAACTACGTCTCCGACGGCACCGTTCAGGCAGGTACTTTCTGCTTTGCTACGGCGCTCAAGGGCAACGTTACGGGTGAAACGAACATCGTCTCCCTCAAGGGCACGTCCGGTGCCAAGCCCGTCGGTTTTGTCGAACGTGACGTCATCGCTACGATTCCGACGCTCACTGCTGACGCATCGCAGGTCTATCCGCAGGGCGCCTGCCCGCCGATCGCCATTCGCGGCCAGTTCTATGCTGTCGCTACGGGCACGGCTACCGAAGGTCAGTCAGTGCTGTGCGATCCGGCCACGGGTGCCATTACGTATGGTGCCGCCGGCACTACGAACGACACGGGTTGGCGAGTGATTTTCCCCCGCGGCGTCAAGAGCGCCGCCAAGGATGATGTCGTGATTTATCAGAACTTTGGCGTTACGGTTGCGACCGGCGCAATGGCCGCCGCTCTCGCTGACTCTGCAAAGGTTGACGAGGCCTCCGCGGGCTAAGGAGGTTGGGCTTATGGCTTACTCTCCTACGTTGTGGAAACGCGGCGACATCATCACCGCCGAGAAGCTAAACAAGGTCGAGACGGGACTGCAGGCCGCTGCCAGCGTTGACATTCAGTCTGCGCAGGCAACGACGCTCGCCGCCGGGGCTCCTGCAACTGCTGTCATCGAGGGTGGCGTTCTGAAGCTCGGCATCCCTCGCGGTCAGACGGGCGCGCAGGGTGCCGCCGGTGCTCAGGGTGCCAAGGGCGACACTGGTGCACAGGGCGCTAAGGGTGAAACGGGCGCTACGCCTACGATTACCGCTACGGCCACTGTTGACGCCACCGTCGGCACGCCCAAGGTCACGGTAAGCAAGGGCGGCACGACGACCGCGCCGACGTTTACCTTCGCTTTCACGGGGCTCAAAGGCGCAACGGGTGCTCAGGGTGTCGCGGGTGCGACTGGGGCTAAAGGCGAAACGGGGGCTGCAGGCGCCAAGGGCGACCAAGGCGAACGAGGCGCGGCTGGGGCGGCGGGCAAGAATGGCTCTTGCTTCCGTGTCTCTGCAACCGCTCTCGCTGATAGCCAGACGGGCATTGCCGCAACGGCGCTCACGCCTACCAACGCGCAACTTCCCTACGCCGTCGGCGACATCGTGCTGGACGCTACGACGAAAAAGCTTTACGCGGTCACGGCGGCGAGTGGTGGAACGTGCTCTATCGGCACCGCGCTTGCAACGCTTCCCTAAACAAACTATTTGGAGGAGTGGCCTTTGTGATGAGCAAAGGCCATGAAAATTCATATGGATCAAAACTTTCTGAATGCCAAGGCGCGCGGCATCGAGGCTCCGTACGCCGTCGGCTTTATGCCGTTCGATGAAAAGGACGGTCGCATCGTCCTCAAGAACATCAACCGCGACCAGCTCGCACAGGATGCCGCGCTTTCCACGCAGCCGAACGTCGGCGCGCCTGCGGCTCTCTACACGTACGTCGACCCGCGCATCATTGATGTGCTCTTCGGTGTCACGAATGCCACGCAGTTCTTTGACAAGACGCTCGTTGGCTCCTTTACGCAGGACTACGCGACCTTCAGCGTGGAAGAAGTGGCCGGTCAGGTCTCGCCGTACAACGACTTCGCGAACGGCACGAGCACTGATGTCAACTACAACTTCCCGGTTCGCCAGAACTTCCGTTATCAGACGACGATTAAGTACGGCGATCTCGAAACGGCGAAGCTCGCCGAGGCCAATGTCAACCTCCCTGCTCGCAAGCAGAACGCGGCCGCGCAGATCATTGCCCGAGCTGAAAACAAGTTCCAGCTCTACGGCGTTGCGGGCATGGAAATCTACGGCATGCTCAATGATCCGAACATCCCGGAATCGATTTCTCCGGTGTCGGTCAATAGCAAATCTACGTGGGCTGAAAAAATCGCGGCCGACCCGAACAACGCGGCCACGCTCGTGTTCAATGACGTGAACAAGCTGTGGCAGGAACTGACTGCTAACAATGGCGGTCATCTTGACGTGAACGCCCCGATTGTTCTGGGCATCTCCAACAAGATGATTGGCTACCTGACTCAGCCGAACCAGTTTGGCAAGACGGCCAAGGTCATGCTGCAGGAAAACTATCCGAACATCGAAATCGTTCAGCTTCCCGAGCTCTCCACGGCCGCCGGCGAAATGCTCTACATGACGGTCAAGGAAGTGTATGGCGACGAGACGGGCTTCTCCGCCTTCTCCCGCGCCTTCGGCCTCGGTCGCCTGATCGCGCATGAATCCAGCTTCACGCAGAAGGCAACTGCTGGCACGTGGGGTTGCGTGATTCGCCGCCCGAGCCTCGTTGCGACGATGGTCGGCATCTAAAACTCGCAGGCCGTCACGAACGGCCTTTATCTCCACGGCGGGGCGGGTTCACGCCTGCCCTGCCCAAACTCTTGTCACGAATAGGTTTTTTATGGCTCGCACTACTCGTACTCGTAAGGCTTCTGCTCTCGGCACCACGGGCATCATTGCCGACACCGCTGAGCAGGAAGCAAAGAAGGTTTCTGACATCGCAGGCGATGAGATCATTTACATTGCCTGCGGCATGCCCCTCGGGCTCAAGTTTGATGACGTTGACAATGGCAATGGTGGCGCGAAAACCGTTGTTTTCCCGGGGGTTAATCACGCGCTAAGGGGGCAGGCCAAGGGCGTTCTCCTCGGCGCAGGGAATGCCGTCCTGGTGGGCGTAGCACGCCGAGACTGGGAGGACATCAAGCGCAAACATGGTGGCGAGCGCGCCTTCACCGCCATGCCCCCGCTCCTCTGGGAGATGAGGAGCGAGAAGGAATTCAAGGCGCGCCGCGATGAGATTGCCGAGATGCGCACGGGCGTCGAGCCTGTCGATCCGGCTTCGGTCGGCGTTGAGAAGGTAAAAGACATCGAGGCCTAAAAATGGACGTAGCGCTTGATATTGAAGAATTCCGCTCATGGTTCCCCGGCCTGACTGAAAGCGTCATCAATGATGTGCTCTTGGGCGTGCTGTGGGATCAGGTCGGGGCGATTATCGGCACGACTGATGCTGATAGCTTTGCCCCGTTCGATCCTGATGCAGCGCCCCCGGTGCTCGAGCGTAAGGTGCTTCTCTATTACGCGCTGTGTCACATGGCCACGCTCTCGACCCGCGGCGATCAGCCCGGGCGCGTGGCCAGTGCCTCCGAAGGCTCGGTTTCGACCTCGTTTGATCTCATCAAGAGCAACTCGCAGTCCGCGCAGTGGTGGAATCAGACGCCGTGCGGGTCTACGTATTGGATGATGACGGGCAAATACCGTCTCGGAGGACGTCTGTACGTCTCTGATAACTATCATCCGTGGGGGTAGTGATGGGCATCAAGGTTGACGCCGGCAAGGTGACGCAAAGGCTGGAGGGGCTCGCCAAGCAGTACGGAAATCGTGCCGCAAAAGTGGTCGAGGTTGGGGTGACTGACGCAAGCATTGCCGAGTACGCGCAGTACGTCGAATTCGGTTGGGTGCAACGCGTCACGCCTAAGCAATCGCTCTTCTTGAGCGGTGCGATCGGGCGACCTGTGCCGATGGGCGATAGAGGACAGCCAGACTTCGCGAACGCTGCCATTAAGCCCGGTGTGGCCTTAGTCAACCCGCCCCGTCCTTTCCTGCGAGGGACGCTCGTTGCTGAGCAGGAAAAATGGAAGGCTGTGCTGAAGAAGGCGCTCGCAGGCATGAAAGACCCAAGCACTGCACTTGCGGTGCTGGGCACTGTGGCCGCGCAGGACGTGCAGGCAACGATCGCCAGTGGCGGGACGTCAAAGGAAAAGTTTCCAGAGCGTGCTCCGCTTACGATGGAGCTCTATGCCGCGCAGTCCGCAGGGCGTAAGACTGGGGGCAAAAACCACTCGTCGAAAGCCAGCTCCGCCACGACGCAGCCGATGGTTTTGTCTGGGGCGTTGCTTCACTCAATTTCGTTTGAGGTCAAGTGAACATGAGCTTCAGGGTTGAGAATCAGGGAGTTGTATGGGGCTGAATTTACACGCAGTGGTACGCGGATCGATCAATGCAATCCACCCCGATGAGGAGGTTCAGCTGCTTCACTCGACGGGTTCAGTGCCTGATGAGAATGGCTTTGCCGCTCCGCAGTATGAGCGCACCATGGGCGTCATGGCGCAGGTGCAGAGCGAGGGCGATGCGGCGCTGTTTCATGCCGACATGGCGGGGGCTAATTCGATTGTGCGCAAGTTCTACCTATTCGCACCGAAGGACTTTGCAAAACAGACCGCAGGCATCTTTCGCCCGCTCTCCCGCGCAGGGGATTACATCCTGCGCAAGGACGGGACGGTATGGGCTGTAGATGCGGTTCTAGAAAACTTTTCAGGCGTCAACTGGTTGAGTGTGCGCGCAACGCTTCAGCTAAACCCGCCGCAGGGGATTGTATGGCTATGATGCAAAGCCCTCCAACGCGCTCTACGATCGTCTCTGATGAGACGGTCTACAAGGCCGTCAAAGACTTCGAGTTGCTGATGATGTCCGGCCTTGAGGCTACGCACATCATCGCGGGAAATCAGAACAACCTTTCTCTGCCGGACTCGCGCGATTACGTCGTTAATACGATCATCGCGCACCGGGAGATCGGGACGCCCGTCGAGTCCTATGAGTGGGACACGGCGACTCAGAAAATGGACGCTGTGGTCTCTAGGTTGGTCGAGATGAGCGTTCAAGTCGACGTCTATAGCGATCATCCGGAAACGGCCCGTATGCGCGCAGAATCGGTCGCAACAGTGGCCAGAACAGTGTCAGGTTGCGACTTCTTTCAGAAGTACGGCCTATCCAGTCTCTACGCTGATGACGTTCGCAATACGACCGTGGTGGTGGATGAAAATCAGTATGTCCAGCGATGGACGACGACGCTTCACATCACCTACACGCACGTCGTCAAGCTTGACGTGGAAAGCACTGACGCTGTTAATGTCGGCGTGCATAACGTTGATGTGCGCTTCCCGCCGCGCTAATGCGCATTGTCTTAATTAACTTACCCAAGAGCGCCCTGCAGGGGCGCTTTTTCATTGGAGGATATCCATATGTCTTTGCCTGCATCCCGCATCGTTGCGGTCTCTCCGCGCGTGATTAGCGGCGGCGGTAGCGATCTTGAAACGAACGGCCTTGTGCTCACGAAGAGCGCTGTTCTTCCCGCCAGTACGCCCGCGGTAGCCTTTTCGTCGACGGCGGATGTGTCTGCCATGTTTGGAGCCGAGGCCGAAGAGACGGCTTTTGCTCAGCAGTATTTCAGCGGCGTGCAGAATCAGCAGAGTGCGCCGAAGTCTCTTGTGATCGCACGTCGTGTCACCGAGGCTGCCGGCGCTTGGATTCGCGGCGGCGAGCTTTCCGTTACGCTCGAAGCCCTGAAGAAAATCACTGACGGCTCGCTCAAGATCAGCGTCGGCGGTCAGGAAAAGAAGGCCGCTTCGATCAATCTCTCCTCGGCCACCTCGCTCTCCGATGCCGCGACGAAGATTGCAACGGCGATCTCGGGCGTTAAGGGCACGTACGACAGCAATCTCAACGCTTTCACGTTCACGACGGATACGAAGGGCAAGGCAGCGACGATTAGCTACGCCTCTAAGTCCGACAGCGGCACCGACCTCAGCGAAATGCTCGGCCTGACGCAAGCGACTGGTGCTGTGCTCTCTCAGGGCGTTGATGCTATGACTGAGACGGCCAATATGGAGGCGATCTGCGCCGTCACGCGGAACTGGGTCGGCTTTACGACGCTCTGGGAGGCCGAGCTTGAAGAAATTGAAGCCCTTGCCGCATGGGCGGACATCTACGATGATTTCGTTTACTTCCCGTGGTCTAGCGACAAGAATCTTGAAAGCACGTTGACGGCTTCGAATGGCGCGCTTGCAAAGATTGTTGATAAGTACGACGTCGTAGCCCCGATCTACTTCCCGACGTGGGGGCTTTCTGCAATGGCTATGGCCTGCGGTGCTTCTATCGCTTGGAACCGCACGCAGGGCATGAAGACTTGGTTTGCCAAGTACGCCTCCGGCCTTTCCCCGAACGTTCTCGAGGAATCCGTTGCGAACGCGCTTGAGGGCAACCGCATCAACTTCATCGGCCAGTACGCTACGCGAAATGATCAGTTCCAGTTCTTCAACCGAGGGACGCTCTCTAGCGACTTCTATGGCTTCGTTGACGTGCTCTATGGCTCGATCTACCTGCGCTCCGCGATCCAGACGAGTTGCATGTCGGGCTTCAAGAACGTCAACCGAGTGCCGTACAACGCCGCAGGCGAGGCACTGATTCGCGCGTGGTGCCAGGATCCGATCAACCGTTGCATCAACAACGGCGTGATTGACGCCGGTCTCGCGCTCAATGAATCGCAGAAGTCGCAGATCATGCAGGAGACGGGCGACGATGGCGAGGACGTGATTCAGGCGATCACCTCCAAGGGCTATTGGCTAGGCA